TGTTTTGAGCCAAAGTGCCGTACAGAGCAATTGATTCAGGCTCTAGATCTGAGACTTGCTGCCCATTCTTGTATGTAAGCGTGACCGAATTTCTTACATCGCCGGCGCGTACAGCTGTTTGAAGCCCATTGGCAAAAGCGTCATTGGCTGAAAGATTGACATATCCATTTGCTGCAAGGTATTGAGTCCTGTGTGTGCTGTCCGCGTAGCTGATCTGACCGGATGAATTCTCATATAGATACCCAAGACCGGAAGTCGCCAAAGATGCCACCAAAGAGTAAATGTCGGTCGTGTCAGCTGATCGAGCTGCGAGCTCATAATTGCCCGCATCGATTTCGCCCAAGCCTGTGTTGAAAGCTTGATTCCAAGTGAGTGCAGGATCGACGGCATTCCACGCAAGCGCAGCCGGTATAGCGTCCCATCGAGCGAATAGGGTTTGAGAGAGAATCGTCTCTATCTGTACGCCATCCAAAGCTTTGGTCAAGACGCCTTCGGTGAGCACCTTTGGAAGCCTTGAGAGCGCCCCTAGAGCCGTGATGGAGATTGTCTGAGTCACTCCAATAGACCCGCCCGATTGAACGCCCACGATCAAGTCTGTGATTGACCCGCCAAAGATAGCCACCGGATCACCATTGGAATCATCGATAAACACGGTAACGGCTGAATTGATTTCTGCCGTGATAGCGGAATCGTCGAGATTGATAAGAGTGAGATTTAGATATCCCGCGATGGCTTGCGTGTAGATGTCATTTCTACCCGAGCCCAAATTGAGATTGGCAAGGGTGACATTCTTGTACTCGACTCCATCGATCTCGACGCTCCAAGTCGGTGTCCATAAGGTCATACAAAAGCCAATCGATTCGCGCCAAGTGTGCCTCGAGCATTTGAGCGATTGAGGACATCGACGATCGTGCGAGCTGTGCCTTCAGCGTCGATTGCGCCGTTCACGGTGATGTTGATTGTTGATCCGCCCATGCCGCCATTTGGCACAATCGTGCCGTTGGAGCTAGGGACAAAGAGCTCTGCGCCCTTCTCGCCTACGACATAGGGAGTCCCTGCCGATACAGATCCACCGTTGGCACGGAAGCCGCCGAATGCGCTTGATATGACTCCGGCGATTCCCTTGACGGCGGGATTGTTTGCCACAAGATTGACAAGCTTTTGGATTGAGCTCACGACCGAATTGATGATTCCGAAAAGAGTTTGGAATCCGCTGATAAGACTTGCCACGACATTGATGACCACTCCGAGAGCGATACCGATGCCCTGAATTGCAAGCTTTAAGACGCCGCCCATGAATGGCGCAACGAAGTCTTTGAGAAATTTAAACAAGGCAATGAATTGCTCTTTGTTACCCATGACCGCGTCTTTGATTTGGTCGAATGCGAATTTGATGCCTTCGAGTACAGGCTGAAAGATTGAGACGACCAATTCGATGACGCTCTCAAATGTACCCTTGAGCCCATCTGTGCCGCCGATTGAATTGATGAATTCTGAGATTGTCGGAATGACTTTGTTCACGACGGTGTCAATCATCGGAGTGATTGCATCGAGTACGAATGATCCGATTGTCTCCTTGCCTTCATCGAAAGCGACTTGGAGACGAGCCATCTTGCCGGCAAATGTGTCAGCTTGTGCGGCTGCCTGTCCGCCGAAAGTATTTGCGAGAGAAGCTGTGATCTCATCGAGAGACATCGTCTTGAGCTGTGCGGATGTGAGTCCGACGCCTAGCTTGGACAGAGATGCTGTGTTGCCTTCAGCTGCCTTCGCCATAGCATTGGTGACAGCTTCGAGAGATTTGCCCGAGCCGGCTGAGACATCGAGCGCCACTTGCTGAAGCTTGAGAGCCTCTTCGGAATCCTTAGTCGCACGGACAAAGCGTTCAAAGCTTGGACGAAGCTCATCGTCTGTCTTGCCTGTTAGTAGCGAAGTCTTAAGGATCTGATCTTCGACGGCTTTGATTTGAGCGTCGGTTGCATTTGTAACATTTTGCAATGTGAGAGCAAGCTTCTCTTGTGCCTGTTCGTCCGCGATTGCAGACTCGACGCCTTGCTTGAGAAGTACCGCGCTATATGCGAGCGCAGCTGCGCCGGCGACGGCAAATGCCGCTCCTGCCGCCTTGCCAAATTTTCCAACCTTAGATCCAAAGCCTTCGACTTCATCGGTTGCACCTTTGACGCCGCGCTTGAGTTCATCGAAGTCAGCGTCAAAAGTAATCTTGACTTTTGGAATTCCCGCCATTAGTCGAGCCCCGCTTTCTTCACTACATCTTGAACCATCTGAGCATATTCACGCGCCACGATTGGCACATAGAAATCAACCGCCGGAGTGATCCAATATCCGCGCGGATTCTTTGAAGCTTTGAATCTGTCTGTGTATCGACGCCCGATGCTATCGAGTCCCGGATGCGATCCGAATTCTGTTCCCCAAAGTAACGCACCCGCCGGCGCAGCTTGCTGCCGTACCTTGTTGCCCTTGCCTGACTTTGAAGCTTCGCCGCCGTACTTGCGACCGACCTTCTTTGATCCACCGATATCGACTCGAATCAATCTATCTCGCTTTGGAGTAATAGTTTGAGCGACGAGCTTTGTCTGTGGAGCGGGCGCAGATTGGCTAAACATAAGAAGCTGTCCGGCGAGACGCTTTGACAGCGGAAGAGCTTGAGATCTAATTTCATCCTGAGTCTCTTTGTCGAGAGCATTCAATAAGCCGATGAGATTGCGAAATTCGACCGGATCGACGGTGATGTCGAATCTCCCGCGTCCGGCTTTATTTGCCATTTCTCTTCTCCAAGATCTCGATTGCTGTGACTATCTGCTCCGCCGTATGCCACTCGCTCATTGGGATATTGGTCGCAATGGCGAGCTCGACAAGAAGTCGATTTAGGCTTCCGACGGCGTAGCTTTTGGGCTCTGTGTTTCTCCCGTTTGCACATCTGCGACGGTGTCGCACCATGCCTCGAACGGCTTGACAGGCTTGCCCGCAGCTTCGCGCTTCATGGAGTTATACGCCAAGAAGAGAAGATCGGAAATCCCAATCTTGTCGCTTGCTTGCTGAATGCTAAACCCTGTCTTTTGTTCCCACTTCGCCCACTCCGGCGGAGCTGCCACATAAGTGACAGACTCTCCGGATGTGTATTCAATTGTGATTTGTGTTCTCATTTATTTGCTCCCGTTCTTTTCTTTAGCTGAATGTCTCGGTAGGTGTACCGACGACCTGAAATGATAGCGACACAGTTTGAGCGTCCGGTGCTGATCCGCCTACGCTTGGGAATGTCGGCAAGACATTGCAAGCAAATACCGCTCCGGTCACAGCTGTAAGAGATACAGCCAAAGTCGTGTTTGGTGCTGATTCTGTCGCTGTCCAAAGAGCTTCGCAGAGTGATCCCACAGCGCCCCAATCGGCGAGCATTTCAACATTGAGAGTCCAGCTGTCATCTATCGCTTTGTAGGCGCGACCATCTAATGTCTGATATGTCTCAATGACATGGTCGGCTTCAAGTGATACTGATGACGCCTGTGCGTCGTAGCTTACGGTCGCGATCGTCAATGCGAGATCGCGTCCTGTGATGACGGTCGTTGCCATAATTGCTCCTAGTTTGTTTGAGTGTATTGTGTTGAGAGTTGGATCTCGCAAGCGATGATTTCTGATCCGCTTGCAAGAGTCATTGGGACAGGATTTGACACGCTTCCCACGGTGTAGCCCTGCGGAATTACCGCAAGAATGCTCATGATGAGTCTTTCGATATTGTCAAGAGAAGCGGCATTTGAATATGGCGCGACTCCGACGGTGAGTCTGAAATTGATTTTGACTCGAGTTGAAGTGCCGATGAGATTTGGCTCAAGATATGGCACATCCGGCACGATGGCAGCGAATGGCACGGATGGCGCTTCCGGTACATAGTCGTACACATTGGCAGCCACGCTCGCCAAAGCTGTCTTCAAAGTGCCGCGGACATTGACCGCGATTGATGATGCTGTCATGCGAGCATCGCTCCGGTGTCCAAAGATTTGCCGAGAATTCCAATCACACGATTCAAGAGTGATCGTCCCATGCGATACGGGCTCACTTGGAAATCAATGCCTTCGATTTGTCCGCCGGCAGCTGTGATCGATTGAAAGACTTCGACCGATATGACGATAATGGCTTCGTACACGGCGGGATTGTTTGCATAGATTGTCGCTGCGTCGTAGCCTGAAAGATAGGTTGTGCCATGCGGAATGACGGCATTTTCGACGACATCTGCTCCGGTGCTTGCATAAGAGAATTGATATTCTCCGCCGATGGCTGTGACAGTTTTTGTTCCGTCAAATGTTTGATGTCCAATCGATACGACAGCACTTGATCCTACGATGTAATTATGCGGAGTGTTTGTCGTAAGTGTTGCCACATTGGAAGCGCGGCGATGATATGTGACGGCTGAAGAATAAGAGACGAGAAGCGGCAAAATTGTCAGCTCGCTAGTGTCTATGACCTTTTGGAGATATGCGTCAGAGTAGAGAGAAGAGCTCACGCCTAGCACAGAACGAAGTTCTGACGGAG